TGCAAGATATGAATGCCGTATAACTGGAAGTTTAGAAAAAGCCGCGGCAAGTATGCCCGGTGTTGTGGAACAACGTTTTACGCAGTTACAAGAAATTGAAGCAATTTTAGAATATCTAAACATAGAGTTGCGTAGATTAAAAAGTAGTCATTTTAGAAAGTATCTAGAAAGCTATGCTCGTGCTCTAAGTAGTAGAGATGTTGAGAAATATGTCGAAGGCGAGGCAGATGTAGTTGATATGGAGAAAATTATCAACGAATTTGCCTTACTACGTAACAAGTGGTTGGGTATTACCAAAGCACTTGACCAAAAACAATGGCAAATAACCAATATCATAAAACTTAGGGTCGCTGGCATGGAAGATGCTACACTCTAACAAAAAGGTTATTAGAAATAATAACCTTTTTTCGTTTATTCTCTTGACTTTACAAAATAAGGCTGTATAATACATAGTATGACACAAACAGTTGAAGATGCCATTGAAATTTTAGCCGGAATTCGTCCACGAATTATTAATATTCGAATAGACTACAACGAAAAAAATCTTATAAAAAGTATTGGCCGCCAAGTATCCAATGGCCTAGCACTGACTGATCGTCAACTTGAGCTTTCCCTGAAAAAAATCAAAAAATATCAGGAAAATTTGGAAAAAAACAACATTGATGTAACCACACTATTGGTAACACAATTGCTTAGATTGCCTTTACGAGAAATTGACCGATCACAAATGATTTTTGTATCGACTGATACTGACAACAAAAAGATAATTTCTATAAAAGGTACAAGGGCCAGGACTTTTCAGGAAAAATGGCCAAAAATTCAGGAAAATTTGGTAGGCTCAATAACTGAGCACGGATCAGTAAAAGAATTTCCATTGAATGAAATTAATATTTCTATAGTGGTATCAGAATTTCAAAACAGTGACTTTATCATTGATCCTGAGTTGTTAGTGGTCTTTAAAGAAATTGAAAAAATCCAAGAAAATCCCGAAAAATTTGTACCCTACGTTGACTTAGATGGTAATCAAGTGATCATACGTAATGCCAACAAACATTGTATTGAATACGTCGAGACAAAAATTACCAACGAAACAAAGTCTAATTTCCTCAGCTATATTGACAAGTTGAAAAAATGTGGTATCTACCATAAAGATGCAAAAATCCTCGAAAAAATTGGAAAAATTGCACCTAACGAATTGACAAAAAATATATTAACTAATTCAGCAACAAGATTTAGAATTAGTCCCGATGCTCATCCGGTTAATAATGTCATTGAGGTAATTGAAAATCTTGATCAGTGGCCAATTTTAGTGTTAGTTGATGATGACCATAAAGCACTGGAACAAGTAACCACCATTTTTTCAGCATTGGCCGGTAAAATTCCTAATAGTGAGATTACTGTGTTTTTTAGAATTGATAATGGACAAAAAAATTACAACGAATTTAACCAAATGGTCAGAGATAACCACTTAAATAATTATATAGGTCTAGACACAAAGGTAGTGTTTATTGCAAAGAACAAAATACCTAAACCTTTATTAAAAGCGGACTGGCATCCTAATACTGCTATAATGTTAAGCAATCATGATTTTGGAAAAACGTCTGCATTCTTAGACAACATGTCTACTGTGTATTATTATAACAATTCAATCGTAGTAAGAAACAATAAAGTTAAGGGAGCAAGACAAATTGCCCAGTTGTAAAATAATCATTAGAGATGAAGTCAATATAAAGATTGAAGGTCTAAGTGTTGAAGTTAGACGTAAAATCTCTAACAAATTAAAATTTGAATTACCCTATGCACGTCACATGCCTCAGTACAAACTGGGTCGTTGGGATGGCACAACTACCTTTTTTGGACTTGGCGGTAATGGTTATCTCAATCACTTAGACGTTATACTGCCCATACTTGATGATTGTGGTGTAGACGTTGCAGAAATAGAAGATCTCAGAGAAAATCACAAATTTGAGTTTGAAAAGATTACCGAAAACTATTGGGCTGATCAAGGTAAGGTGTGGCCTGAAGGACATCCGATTGCCGGACAACCTATTGTATTGCGTGACTATCAGCTGACAGCAGTTAATGGATTTATGGAATGTCCACAGGGCTTGCAAGAACTAGCAACCGGCGCAGGTAAGACTATTATTACTGCTACATTGAGTAAATTATGTGAACCATATGGTCGCACATTAGTCATTGTTCCTAACAAGAGTCTAGTGGTACAAACTGAAGAAGACTATGTTAACGTGGGATTAGACGTGGGTGTTTACTTCGGTGACCGTAAAGAAATAGGCAGGACACACACTATTTGCACATGGCAAAGTTTGAACATTTTAGAGAAGAAAGGTGCCGAAAGTGAAGCACTTACTCTAGCAGAGTTTATTGAAGGTGTAGTGTGTGTTATCATTGATGAAGTGCATCAGGCCAAAGCTGAAGTACTGAAAAAACTTCTGTCAATGAACTTTGCCAATGCACCTATCCGCTGGGGACTTACAGGTACAGTACCTAAAGCAGACATTGAATTTCAAAGTATTTTAGCCACTATTGGTCCTGTTATTAACAGAATCTCTGCACACGCACTACAAGAAAAAGGTGTGCTAAGTCAATGCCATGTGAACGTTGTGCAGATGGTAGACGTACAAGAGTTTCAAAGTTACCAGGACGAATTAAAATATTTGGTAACAGACAGTGATAGAATGACATACATTTCTAATCTGTGTAGTAACATTAAAGAAAGTGGTAACACCTTAATTCTAGTTAATAGAATTGAGTCTGGAAAGTTTATTATTGATCATATTCCAGATGCTGTGTTCGTCAGTGGAGATGTTAAGTTAACTGAACGTAAAGAAGAATATGATGAAATTAAAACAAGCACTAATAAGGTTATCGTGGCGACTTACGGTGTGGCCGCTGTGGGTCTTAATATCCCCCGTATTTTTAATCTGGTACTTTTGGAGCCCGGAAAGAGCTTTGTCCGCGTTATACAAAGCATTGGGCGAGGCATTAGAAAAGCAGAAGACAAAGACTTCGTACAGATCTGGGACCTAACAAGTTCTTGTAAGTATGCCAAGCGTCACCTCACTGAACGCAAAAAGTTTTATAAAGAAGCAAAATATCCCTTTACTTTAGAAAAAGTAACGTGGCAACAATAAGGAAAAACATGGCATTAAGAGTAGCTTATTTTCAACCAATGGTGTTTGCCATTGATGATGTACCGGCGGTACAGTTCAGTCAAATTTTTAATCTTGTTGAGTCATTACATTCACGACCTGATTTAAACGATGCCGATAATCCACTAATCAGTATCCGTGGTGGACAGCAAATACAGGTATATCCAAATGCGTTAGGATTAGATGTAGCATGGCTAACTAATTGGATTGAAAGCATTTGTCAAGGATATTTAGAGTTAATATCTGCACAAAGTGGCGCTGAAGAAATGAAACTCTGTAGACCAGTAGTTACTAGCATATGGACAATACGTCAAGAATCTGGCGACTATCAAGAAATGCATTCACACCCAGGTGGTCATCTTAGCGGAAATATTTATATTAGGTCTCCGGATCTTGTACCAGGCAGTCAGCCTAGCGATAGTCAAATTTTATTTAGACTACCTCATTCTAAAGATGTTAGTAAGTTTATAATGAATGACACATGGAAGTACACGCCCAAAGATGGTACTGTGATATTATTCCCAAGTCATTTACCGCATACTGTCTATCCTTGGAAAGGAACTGGCACTAGGACTGTGATGGCATTTGATGCTATACTAGTTCCAATAGAACAACAATAAGGAAAAATAATAATAATATGATGATTTTAACACTAGACGATAAGACATTTGATTTGTCTAAAATGCCCGACGAGTTGGAGGATGATATACGTTTTAGCGTACTAGATAACAGTGATCCGCAAAACCCTGACTTCTTTTTTATACCGTTGATATTTTTAGAAAGTTTTAACAGTCCAGCAATGGTTCTAAATATCGGTGGACATGAAGTTACTATGCCAGTTGATTGGAGCATTGCAGTTGGTGATAGCGAATGTGGAAGTGAAGTTGAAGTTTTACCGTTAACAAGTTTAAATGATAGAGGCTTTGAAGCATTCCTTTTTAATCCACTAAGCGCCTTTAGACACGGGTATGCAAATATTGAAATTGTAAATGTATACAATGATGTTAAATGGTATTTTCCAAAGATGAAAAATAATCAATTACTTAGTGTTCCATTACATGAAGGCGAAAAACCCATGTGTGCATTTTTCTGTAAAGACATTAGTCGCCAAAGCGAAATAATTGACCACTATAAATTATTATAATATGGGATCTCTAACTCCTGGTGCAAAATACATATACGAACGCGACGGCGGCACTGTATATGCTAGAGAGTTTGGCAAAACTGAAAGACGAGTTATAGGATATAACTTGCCAGAACATAGAGATTCGTTGCAATATGACATACTCGAAACTCAACTTTGGCAAGATATCGTGGAAGCAGGAAAAACAAATCCCGCTTTACAAAAAACTTTAGATCGGGCTGTATTAATCTATCAAACTATTAAAGATGACATTGAAACAAAAACAAGACCCTAGAACAAATGATGGCAGACCACTACACGAGCACTTGATGGAAAGTAAAATGTGGGGAGAAATTCGTCGAATGGCTCCTACCAATCCCGCTTTACAAAAGGCCTTGGATCGTGTTATAATGTTATATAGACTTAGTAAGGATAAACCGTTATGAGTGACAAGCTAGCAATTAAAGATTTAACCGGCGCAATTGATATGGGCGCGAGAGATCTATGGAACGACCTCGATGAGGAACAACGTAAGCAAGTGAGTTTTTTCTTACTGAATAGATATGCTAGTTCTGTTAAAACTAGTAATCGAGATGTACAAGAACTAGCAGTTTTTAAAACAAACGAATACTTTAACAAACATTATTTTAGCCTAAGTAAACACCCTAAGCTACTGTGGTATTTGTTGGCTATGTGCGGTAATGATGAAAAGAAGATTTACTTTCACGAATGGATTGGACATAAAAAGAAGTCCGGTGATGGTAAGATCTATAAGTTTTTAGAGTCTATATATCCTAGTATGAAAGAGGATGAATTAGAATTACAAGCAACACTTATGTCTACCGCAGAAGCTAAAGAGTTGGCTAGAGATCTTGGAATGACCGATGTAGAAATTAAAAAGATCTTATGAATTTAGATGTATTTGAAAAACAACATAAAGGAATAAAATTCAAGTTGAGCGCAGTAGACAAACCCTATGTATGCCAATATTGTAACAGTGCCTATGTTAAGGAATCTACATTGGCTGTGCATATGTGCGAGCAAAAACGTAGGCATATGGCTAAATCTGAGAAGCACGTTCAGTTAGGATATCAAACCTACATTAGATTTTTTCAACTAAGTCAAAAAGTAAAAAATGTAAAAACCTATGAGGAATTTGCCAAGAGTCAATACTATAATGCATTTATAAAGTTTGGCAGTTTCCTACACAATGTTAATCCCTTATACCTAGATAGATATATAGATTTTGTAGTTACTAGCGGAGTTAAACTTGACCATTGGTGCAGGGAAGAATTGTATTATCAATATGTATTAGACCTAATTAAGAAAGAACCTGCTGAAGTAGCACTACAACGTAGCATCAGTACTATGATGGATTGGGCAGATAACAATAATAGCCAATGGAATCATTATTTTAAATACGTTAGTCTGAATCGTTCAGTATATGATATTAAGGATGGTAAAATTAGTCCTTGGCTAGTATTGAACAGTGAAAGCGGACGCAGTATGTTAAGCAAATTTAATGATGAACAGTTAAATATTATTTTTGAAGTAATGAATCCTGACTTTTGGGCCAAACGTTTTAGGACCTATCCAGCAGACTTGACGTTAGTTAAGCAGGTAATAGATGAGGGATCATTATGAGAAAGCTCCTAGACGGAACAGTCGCACAGGAATTAAAAAAAACTAAGACACTAACAATTAAAACAAAGTGTCCTGGTAAATGGATATTAGTAGATAAAGAAACTGGAGAAGTATATACTCCATATGAAACAGACGGATTAAGTCAGTGGAAGAAAATAGCTACATGGGACAAGGACGGTAACGATGCCTGATATTGACATTGACTTTAGTGATAGAACTAGAGCCCTTGAATTATTTGACCATACTACGGCTAGTAGAATAGATAACGGACAAGTGAAGCCTCACAATACTGGTATATACGTTACTAGTATTCCTAAAGATGAGCGTAACAACTTATCAACTATCGAATATAAGACAGCAGAAGATAGAGGGTATTTTAAAATAGACTTTCTAAACGTGGGTGTTTATGAAGGTGTGCGAGGTGAAGATCACTTGACGCAACTTATGGAGACTGAACCGCTATGGGATTTACTTTTACAAGACGACTTTGCGAATCTGTTATTTCATTTGAACGGGCATGGGACGGTACTGAGGAAGACTTGCCCTACTTCCGTGGAACAATTAAGTGCGGTCCTCGCTATGATCCGCCCGGCCAAGAGGCACCTGATTGGTCAGGACTGGACGACGATTATGAAGGAAGTGTGGACGAAGCCCGAGAATGACGACTACTATTTTAAGAAAGCGCATGCCGTAGCCTACGCAATGGCAATAGTAGTGCAGATGAATTTAATTTGCGAAGGTGTTAGTTACGGGTATAATTAACGCTTAGGGCGTACAAGCTGTATCATTTTACGTTTTACACGTTTGATACTCATGTTATGCAGATTAACAGTTGGACCAAATACTACAGTAACATCCTTAGTATTCATAGTCATAATACTGTATCGAAATGCTTCCATTTCGCTCTTTAGAAATATGCTAATTGGAATAGTACGATTTGATTCCCACCACCATACTTCACCTAGCTCTAAAAAGACTTTGCGATCCAGTTCGGTACGTAGCTCTTCGTAGTTATAGATACTAGTTACGTATTGATCTTGATTAATAACTACACCAACATATTCAATACCGCCGTAGTGTACAACCGATATAAAAGGGAAGTTTTCTCTGATTTCTTCCGTAAGTTTTACCATAAATACTGTATGACCTTCATAAGTGAAAAATAGTCCAATGCAAAAAATTCAATTTTATTTAGTTCCAAATCGGATCACGGTCACGACAG